GCTTCGACCGTCTCACTTTCGTCAGATGCTAAACACAAAGTCGTCATCATTGACGAAGCAGATAACACAGGGAACGATGTACAACTCCTCCTTAGGGCATTTATTGAGGAGTTTGCTGGTAACTGCAGATTCATCTTCACCTGCAACTATAAGAACAAAATCATTGAACCCCTCCATTCCCGATGTGCAGTTGTCGAATTTGGTATCAAGGGAAAGGAAAAATCCCAACTTGCAGGATCATTCTTCAAACGTCTACAAGACATCCTGGATAAAGAAGGTGTCCGATACGATCCGAAGGTTCTTGCCGAACTAATTAATAAGCACTTTCCCGATTGGAGGAGAGTACTTAATGAGTGCCAGAGATACTCCGTTGGTGGTGAGATTGATAGTGGAATTCTCGCATCCTTTTCTGACGTTGCTGTAAATGATCTTATCACTCATCTCAAAGATAAAAACTTTTCTGAAGTCCGAAAGTGGGTGGTCGCCAACTTGGATAACGATTCTTCTGTGATTCTTCGCAGGGTTTATGACTCCTGCTATACTTGCCTTTCACCTCAAACTATTCCTGCTGCTGTTCTTATTATTGCTAAGTATCAATACCAAATTGGTTTTGTTGCTGACCAAGAAATTAACCTCCTGGCAGCACTGACTGAAATTATGTGTGAGTGTGAGTTCCAATGAGACCTGAAACTAGAGAAGCAATGGAGATGCTTTTTACTGCTAAGTGGAATCTTCCAAAGGCAGCAGAGCATTGTAATCTTACTCATAAAGAGTGTAAGATTGTGTTTAATGAGTATTGTAATTTTCACCCTAAGACTTATGAAGGCGGCACAGAAATCAATTAAAACTTTTCCACTAAAAACTTGTCTTCGATATCCTGGGGGCAAATCTAAAGCAACTAAAACTCTTTCCCCGTGGTTTCCCGAAAACTTTAAAGAATATCGTGAACCATTTATTGGTGGTGGTTCTGTGGCATTTTATGCAACTCAGGCATATCCAGATGCCTCAGTTTGGATCAATGATCTTTATGTTCCACTTTATAATTTCTGGGTACAACTTCGTGACCACGGAGAGGAAGTTTCTGATCGTCTAAAAGATATTAAAACAAAGGCATCTGATTTTGCAACTCAGGATGGGAAGGATGCAGCACATAAGCAACTCTTTATTGATACAAAGGAACTCATCAATCAGCAGGATGGTATTGAACGTGCCGTAAGTTTCTTTATTCTGAATAAGTGTAGTTTTTCTGGTCTTACAGAGAACAGTACATTTTCAGTAACTGCTTCTGCTTCTAACTTCTCATTTGTTGGAATTGAGAAACTCAAAGAGTATTCCAAGTTAATGAAGAACTGGAAGATTACAAATATTGATTACTCAGAAGTAATGAATGCTCCTGGGGAAGATGTGTTTGTCTTTCTTGATCCTCCATATGACATTAAAGATTTCCTTTATGGAAAGAACCGGGAAATGCACAAGTCTTTTGATCACGAAAGGTTTGCCGAGGATGTTTATAAGTGTCCACATGAGTTTATGATTACTTATAATCTCAATGATAGGTTGTGTGAGTTGTATAAAGACTATCATCTTCGTGAATGGAAACTCAGGTATTCTATGGCACACAGAGGTGAGAAGGGGACTGATGAAAATGTTAAGACAGAACTATTAGTTACAAACTATCCAACAGAAAAATCTAATCTATTGGAGGAACTGCTTTATGCCTGAGTTAAAGGACTGGTTAAATTCGATCAATCAAACAAAGAAGCATCTGATTGACGAAGATCCTTCCTTGGAGAAGGAATATGCACCTTATATTATCAATCGTTGCTTCTCTGGTCACATTGACTGTTTGATGTATGCAAATGAGATGAACAAATATCATTTCCTCCCAAAGAAGATGCAGTATGACTTTTTTATAAATACTCTGAGAGTTAAAAAGAGATTTTCTCCTTGGCTCCGTAAAGATACGATCAAAGATCTTGATTATGTGAAACGTTACTATGGTTATAGTAATGAGAAAGCAAAACAGGCTTTGAGGATTCTTACCAAAGAACAACTAACATTTATTAAATCGAAATTTGAAACTGGAGGAACAAAATGAGTGTCGTTCAAGAACCTGTTGTAAATTGGACACCTGACCAAATGGTTGAGGTAATCCTAAATGAACCTGATGACTTTCTGAAAGTTCGTGAAACTTTGACACGCATCGGAGTTGCTTCACGCAAGGAAAAGAAAATCTATCAATCTTGCCATATTCTGCATAAGCAAGGTAGATACTATCTCGTGCATTTTAAAGAACTGTTTGCACTTGATGGTAAACATGCAAATCTTACGGTAAATGATGTTCAACGTCGTAACCGTATTGCTCAGTTGATTGCAGATTGGGGTCTGGTAGAAATCGTCGATGTTTCTAAGATTTCTGATATTGCACCACTGAATCAAATCAAAGTCCTTGCTTATAAGGACAAGGGGGATTGGATTTTGGAAACCAAATACAATATTGGTGCCAAAAAGAAAAGGGTGGAAGAGGAAACCGAATAAGAAAGTGGGGAGAACAACACTCCCCATTTTTTATGATCTCTGATATATACTAATGATGTTGCCTTCGGGGACATTATTAACTTACAGACGCTCAAGGAGGTCTATTATGTTCGGAACAAGTTCGCTTACACTCTCAGTACCAGAAACTGCAAAGTATCTGATGGAGATTCAAAAAAACAGCATCGGATTGGATGAGTGGTTTAAACGGTTTGATGCTGCGTTTGAGACGCATACCAACTATCCGCCATATAATTTAGTCAAAGAAAGTAGTGTTGACTTTAGATTAGAAATTGCACTTGCTGGACACAAAAAAGAAGATATTGAAGTCACCACCGAATGGAATAAACTCTTTGTAGATGTGAAGAAAGCATCTGACACTGATGATGAATATCTACATCAAGGATTGGCAAAGAGGGCATTTACCCGTACCTGGACTCTTTCCGATGATGTAGAAGTTTGTGATACTACATTTGTTGATGGACTTCTCACTATTAAAATTAAAAGAGTGGTTCCTGAGCATCAGAAAAAGAAGGTTTATGAACTCAAATAAATACTTTTGAATATTGTTGCCGCAGGGGAGCAACTGGCAAAAACCAGTTGACGCTCCCCCTTTTTTTGTGCTATAATGACTTGAGAGGAAACCTAAAAATGTCTGTAAAGATCGCTCTATTAAAATCCGGAGAATCGGTAATTGCTGATATTAAGGAGTTGATTTCTGACGAAAAAGTATGTGGGTATCTTTTTACAAGACCACATAAGATTGAAGTCAGTAATTCAATGTTCTTAACAGAACAACCAACAGAATCTGATTCTGTAAGTATCACATTCTCCTCCTGGATTCTCTTCACAAGTGATGATGAGATTCCAGTTCGACCCGACTGGATTGTGACTATTGTTGAACCAGTCAAAACCATTAAAGAAATGTATGAGGAAAAGGTAAATGGAACGGAACGTGAAGTGTCTTCTATTGAAGATTGACACAGTATTGATTACTGAAATTATTGAGGTGGGTTCTGAACTTGGAGAACCTGATTGTAAACTGATTAATCCATATCAGTTTTTTGGTGTTGATGAAGATGACCTTCGACCTTGGAGAGAAGAAGTTACGAATCAAACTGAATTTATGATTCATTCTGATAGTATTCTTACAATCGCAGAACCAACTCCCGAAATTATTGAAAAGTATCTTGAACTAACTGCCTAATGAGATTTTATACAAACGTTCAGATGGTCGGGGATTACTTCTTAATCCGTGGTTATGAAAATGGAAACAGTTTTATGACCCGTGAGAAGTTTTCTCCGACTCTTTTTGTCCCTTCTAAAAAACAAACAAAATATAAGACACTGAACGGTGAATGTGTGGAACCAATCCAACCTGGTTCTGTGCGTGATTGTCGTGAGTTTATCAAGACGTATGATGGTGTACAAAGTTTCAAGATTTATGGAAACGACCGATACATCTATCAATATATCTCTGATAATTATCCAGAAGAGCAAATCAAATTTGATATTGCTAAAATCAAACTTGTAACAATTGACATTGAGGTTGCATCCGAAAATGGATTTCCTGATGTGGCAAGTGCTGCCGAGGAAATGCTTCTGGTTACAATTCAAGATTATAATACAAAGAAAATTACAACCTGGGGTGTTGGTCCCTTTCAGAATAATCAAAAGAATGTTGAGTATCGTCAGTTCTCTACTGAATATGATATGCTTAACGATTTCATTCACTGGTGGATGGATAATACACCAGAGATTGTGACCGGATGGAATAATCAATTGTACGATATGCCATACATTGCTCGTCGTATGGATAGGATTCTGGGTGAGAAGTTAATGAAACGTTTGTCTCCTTGGGGACTTGTAACCGAATCTGAAATATTCATTGCTGGTCGTAAACAGATTGTTTATGATATTGGTGGAGTGACTCAATTGGATTATCTTGAGTTGTATAAGAAGTTCACTTATACAAATCAGGAATCATATCGTCTTGACCACATCGCCAATGTAGAACTTGGACAGAAAAAACTGGACCACTCAGAGTTTGATACTTTTAAAGACTTCTACTCAAAAGGTTGGCAGAAGTTCGTAGAATACAACATCATTGACGTAGAACTTGTTGACCGATTGGAAGACAAGATGAAACTCATTGAACTAGCACTTACGATGGCATATGATGCCAAAGTAAACTATGCCGATGTGTTCTTTCAGGTTCGTATGTGGGATACGATTATCTACAATTATCTTAAGAGTCGTAATATTGTAATTCCCCCAAAGGAAAGAACTGATAAGGATGCCAAGTATGCTGGTGCTTATGTAAAGGAACCAATTCCTGGTAAGTATGATTGGGTGGTGAACTTTGACCTCAACTCACTGTATCCTCACTTGATTATGCAATATAATATTTCACCAGAAACTCTATTGGATGAGAAGCATCCATCAGTTACAGTAGATAAGATTCTAAATCAAGATATTACTTTTGAGAACTATAGTGATTATGCGGTCTGTGCCAATGGTGCAATGTATCGTAAAGATGTTCGTGGATTTCTCCCAGAACTGATGGAGAAGATGTATAACGAACGTGTCATCTTCAAAAGGAAAATGATTGAGGCAAAGAAGCAGTATGAGAAAACTCCAACTAATGCTCTTGTTAAGGAAATTGCCAGATGCAACAACGTTCAGATGGCAAAAAAGATTTCTCTTAATAGTGCTTATGGTGCTATCGGCAATCAGTACTTCCGTTATTTTAAACTAGCAAATGCCGAGGCAATCACACTTTCTGGGCAAGTTTCAATTCGTTGGATTGAAGAAAAAATTAACAAGTACCTAAACAAAATTCTTAAGACAAATGATGTTGACTATGTTATTGCTTCGGATACTGATTCTATCTACCTTAATATGGGTCCTTTGGTGGAGACTGTATACAAGGGAAGAGAAAAAACTACTGAGAGTGTTGTTTCGTTCCTTGATAAGGTCGCTCAGGTGGAACTTGAAAAATATATTGAAAGTTGTTACCAAGAACTGGCAGATTATGTAAACGCATATGCCCAGAAGATGCAGATGAAACGGGAGAATATTGCCGACCGTGGAATCTGGACTGCTAAGAAACGTTATATCCTAAATGTCTGGGATAGTGAGGGTGTTCGTTATGATCAACCTAAACTCAAGATGATGGGTATTGAGGCAGTCAAATCTTCTACTCCTGCTCCTTGTCGTCAGATGATTAAGGATGGTCTGAAGATTATGATGAGTGGGACAGAAGAGGAAGTTATTGATTATATTGATAATTGTCGTACAGAGTTCAAGAAACTTCCTCCCGAACAGATTGCTTTCCCAAGGACAGCATCTGATGTTCGTAAGTATCGTTCTCATTCAGACATTTATATGAAGGGTACTCCCATCCATGTTCGTGGTGCCCTCCTTTTTAATCATTATATTAAGGAGAAGAATCTAACCAATAAATATTCACTTATTGGTAATGGGGAAAAGATTAAGTTCATCTATCTTAAAAAACCAAATATTATTCAGGAGAATATTATCTCATTTATTCAAGACTTTCCTACAGAACTTGGTCTTGACAAATACATTGATTATGAACTACAATTTGAAAAGAGTTTTGTAGAACCACTCAAGGCAATCTTAGATGCCATTGGATGGAACGTAGAAAAGACTGTAAACCTTGATTTATTTTTTACCTGATGGAATTGCCTATTAATGAAAAAGAATTGGACACTATTATTAGTGCGATGAGATTGGGTGGAGATGTTGCACTCTACCAAAAACTTTGGACGTATAAAATGAATTATCTTGATAAACAAAACCCAGTGGAGAATAATTGATTATGGACTTTTTAAAAGATATTGTAAAAGAAATCGGTGGAGAATACACACAACTTGCATCAGATATTGACGAAACTGAAACTTATGTGGACACGGGTTCGTACATATTTAATGCTCTTGTATCTGGGAGCATCTTTGGTGGTGTATCTGGTAATAAAATCACTGCAATTGCAGGTGAAAGTTCTACAGGAAAAACTTTCTTCAGTTTGGCAGTGGTCAAAAATTTTCTTGATAATAATCCTACTGGATACTGCTTGTATTTTGATACTGAAGCTGCAATCACACGATCCTTATTGGACAGCAGGGGCATTGACACAACTAGAGTCGTGGTGGTCAATGTTGTTACGGTTGAAGAGTTTCGTGGTAAGGCACTAAAGGCAGTTGACCTTTATATGAAGAAACCAGAAGCAGAACGCAATCCTTGTATGTTTGTTCTGGATTCTCTTGGTATGCTTTCAACCAGTAAAGAGATTAATGATGCCCTAAATGATAAGGAAGTTAGGGATATGACTAAATCTCAACTCATTAAAGGTGCATTCCGTATGCTTACCTTGAAATTGGGTCAAGCAAAAATTCCAATGATTGTAACAAATCACATATATCAAGTTATTGGTTCTTACGTTCCTACTCAAGAAATGGGGGGAGGATCTGGACTTAAGTATGCTGCTTCCACTATTATTCATTTGGGTAAAAAGAAAGAAAAAGATGGAACAGAAGTCATAGGAAACATTATTAAAGCAAAAAGTATCAAGTCTAGATTGAGTAAAGAGAATCAAGATGTTGAGATTCGTCTTTATTATGATGATCGTGGTCTTGATAAGTATTATGGATTATTGGAATTGGGTGAATCTGGCGGTATGTGGAAA